ACCGTTCAACCTCTGTGCTCACTAACTGTCAGACGGATGGGGATTTCTCCCCTACCCCCTGGCAGGATAGGCGCACTTTGGAAACGGCCCCCCGGTAAAGAGCCACATAGGGCACTCGGACTACTCAAGTTCCGAGTGTCGAACGACAATGAAAGGTTGTAAAGCCTTCCGTTGATCGCGCGATCCACCTCTAGCCTTAGGACCAAGGAAGATGGTTGCGAATAGAGGTTTCAGTGCGTTAGCACTGATTCCAGTAAGCGCAACTTCTCTAACCAAGGTAATTTGGCGAGCGGTGGCCCCCATGTGATTCAATACCGTTACCTTATTCATAGCCACGACCTTACTCTTCCTTGCGGATACAGCCTGGAAGGGGTCGAGAAACAACCTTATATCAAGGTCTAACCAACCTTGTTTATTGGAAGTCGTTCGAACCCTCCTTGCTTTATCCATCTCCAGTTGAAGTGCTGCAATGTTTCCACGCAGCACGGCAAAAGGAGGCAAGGAAAGTAGTAACGATTGGGCATCCGACCCCTCAGGGAACAGGTCATGCCACTTATACCCTTCCAACTGGAAGCTGTGTAAGCGCATAGCCTGAGCCTTGAGAGCAGACTCTAGGACTCGGGCCTTGCATTCATGCATGAGCCATACGATTCTCTCGTATGACTTTCCGCGTGAAGCGCAACCTAACATCCTGCCTAAGAGTATAGATCCGAGAGTATCGGATTTGTATAACCTTAGGCTCCTCCCATCCTCTCGCGAGGGTAAGAGGAAGAATCTCCACGCTTTCTCGTGTAAACGTGAGTTTGCACCGAACAGCGTGAAGAAGTCTGCTAACAAGCCCCGGGAAACCAAAGTAGAAGATCGAGGTAACCAGCGCTGCTCGACTTCCCTGAACCAAGTTGCTACCTGGTAAAAGCTCACGCGTTTTACAGCTTTTGAAATGGGTGTGAAAACCCCTTTCTTAGCCGCATCACGCGCGGTCTTAGACCAAGTGATGGCTTCGAACAGAGAGCCGAGTGGAGCACCGGTTATTTCGGTGCCCCGATAGATGTACCTCTTGGCAAATTCGTAAAAGTCGTTTGACTCAAACGTCTTCGCTTCCGAGACATCCACCCCTACCGAAAGCAATATGGAACGGTACTCCTTGTAGACGGCAGCGTTAGCGATAACGATGTCATCTCCAAGGATTACGTAACCCTGGAAGCGGGCTGTTAACCCCGCTCTCAGAGCTGCGAGCCGTACCATAGCGTGGTGGGTGATTGCAAAACTGGTCCACGACGAATAACCACCCATTGGCTGTCCAGCAGCGTACCTAACGGTACCCCGCTGAGACGAACTCAATGTGTAGTGAAAGTCGCGGTCAGTTAGCAATCTCCGCCATGAGGCCACATACGCAGGTGACAAGCCCAAGGCGATCAACACAGGCACCTGTATTTCTACAGGGAGTCTGTCCGTCGCCGCGGTCAAGTCCACTGAGTAATATGGCCCCACTTTCGGCAAGTGGGACCGAAACCCTCCTTGATTAAAAGTCATATCTGCCTTTACGCTCCGCAGGAGTCCCATAAGGGCTCGATGCAAAGGATAAAGAGCAGACTGTGTCCAATAGTCAAGGATGGCAACAACCCTACTCTTAGCTTCCTTGTCCTTGACTATGGAGAGCCGCGAAGAAATCCCTTTCGGAGTGAGCTTTCGCTCGCCCTTACGGGACGTCAACACGAACTTTCCAAGCCAAGCTAGGAGACTGAGAGACCTAGATACTTCAATGGTTCGGACTAACTCGTCCCCTCCACAGACCCGCAGATCGCTAATCTGCTGTTCTGTAAGAAGGTGAGCGTCCTCAACCGAAGATATCAGGGCTTGGGCGTTAGGACCAGCCTTGGTTGTGGTGTGACAGCCATCCCACTCGGGATGGTTGATCGACCAGCCATTGTCCTTAACGACGCTTGCCAGCTCACTCCCTAAACTGGGAGGAATTTTAGCTGGACAAGGATCGGTAATGGATGACAGGCTGGGCGACTTCCAGCCAGGTAAGATTCGGGATAACCCTAACAAGGTCATACCGAGTCTCATTCTGGGTGGATCACGCTCACGGAACAAGTCTCCGAGGATGGGCGGAAGCCCGTCCGAGTCGACTTGTACTCCAAGACCTTGGTCACCCAGGAGTGGGGCCCCTGCCAGGTATCGTAAACATAACAGACGTACGTTTTTAATGTACGCTATTGTGTCGACGGTTCCCCGGTGGGTGCAACGCTTCTGGATGTCCTGCGTCCAAGATAGGATTACCTCATCCATGTTCCCAACCTGCAAGTAGACCCTAGCGATGAACCGTATTACGGTTCTCGCCAAGGCTAATTGTAGTATTAAGAGCATGATGAGTAATTGTTGCTCGTTTCTGGTTCATCTCCGAAGAACGAATCACCAGGGGTAGTCTAGCTCTCCCACGGGTACGAGTCTCCTATGGCATCTCAACCATAGTAGGCCCGTCATCCAAAGAGACGGGGCGCATCTACTTTGGAGTAACTAGCCTCTTCGTGAGGC